TTAGCAGTTCCACGCTCTAAGGCTCTTGTTTATACGGCTGTTCGGGTCTTTCGCCGTCTTTGCACTCGTCAACTTGGACTTCATCCCAGACATTCTGGCGCAGAAGGACTTTCGCCGTGCTGCGTCTTTCTCTGTCTTTGGGCTTGGAGCGGGGGCTTTCAAACCCGGTTTCCCGGGGTTCGCCTTGTTGTAGGAGGCTCGCCCTTTGGCGTTTAGACCGCCTTTGGGGTCCTTGCCCTCTTTCCGCGTCCATGCCGCTGACTTAGCCATAGAAGACCGTCACAGACGTGACGTTCGCAGGTACAACCCAAATACCCGTCTCGAACAATACACCCTCTCCGGGCACAAGTACGTATTGGGTATCGGCTACGCCAGCAGTAGCGATGTTTAATTTAACCGCGCCGCCATCACCATCTTCAATTTGCACAGAACCAGCAGTGCCAGTTGTGACAAAAGACAGAGCTTTGACACGGGCTCGGCCCGCGTACGCAGACCCTTCAGAAGTCACTGTCGCGGATTTAACGTCTGTTTGCATCATTTATTTAGCTCCTTAAAACAAATTAACCCCGTTACCGGGGTGAGCTAAATTAACCAGCAGAAACAGCTAAAGTGCCGCTGTTGTTCCAAATCGCGCCAGCAACGCCGGGGTCAGAGGTAGGGATAACGATTACGTTAGCAGTGCCAGTAGCAGTTACGTTGCCAGTGGCAGTAATGGTAGTAGCAGTAACGGGGCCTTGAAAACCGTTTGTAGATACGACTGGGCCTTGGAAGGTGGTATTTGCCATGATTTTTCCTTACATGCAAGTTAGGCGTATCTGTCTGCATGTCGTCAGCCGGGACTGTCAGATACACCGGGAACCCCGGAATGGTGTCAATATACAGTAAAAAGAAAAGGGGCGCAAGGCCCCTTTTCTATGGTTTTATCAGGAAGAACCTGAAGAACCCCACATACCCAATGGGTCTGACCAGCCGAAGCTATAACGCTCACGAGCCTTGTAACGCACGTTACCAGTATCGAAGTCGCCGTCCATGCCGGTAGACATGGGAGTACGGACGAAGTGCTTCATACCGTTAGGTACGTCTGTGGTCAAGAACCAAGCATTGCTGTCGGTCAAGAAGTTGTTAACTGTCTTGCCACCGGGGATTGAACCGGCGCTACGCAATGCGTTGATGTCGTTGTCGGCAGTACCAACACGCAGTTCGGTCTTCAACAGACGATCTGCAACGAACATCAGTGCTGGAGGAATGACCAGCTTCTGGGGCTTAGCAGCGATCAACAGACCACGCTCGTCCGTCCAAGCAGCGATCTGGATAACGGCGGCTTCCAAAGAAGTCTCGTTCAAATCAGCCTGAACAGCGGGAGTGTTAGAGTTAACGCCACCACCAACCAAGGGGTGAGAAGTGCTGAACAGAGCAACGCCGTCACCGCCGGTATAAGAGGCAGAGAAACCGTTGTTCAGAACAGAAGCAGCTTTAACCTGCTTGGTGTAAGCCATAGCACGGGCCAGAGCTTTGGTGTAACGAGCAGACAAGCTGTCGTACAAGTTATCTTCAACCGCTTCTTCAGTGATTGAGAAACCCAAAGCAATAGTTTCGTGCGTATAGCGGGTTGACCATGCTTCCTGCGCGTTGTCATAAGCGATGGATGAACCTTCGGCCTTGACAGGTGCAGAGCCGAAGCCTGACAGCTTGGTCTCTTCTTCAAATGAGCGCTCAGAAGATTCAGTTTCGTAAATCTCTTTGTGCTGTTCGCCATACTTTGAATACTCCATGCCGAACAAAGCGTTCAAGCCGGGGAGCAGCTCTTTAAGTAGTTGACTGCGTGAAATTGCCATTTTAATTTACTCCTTACAGACCAACGTTATTCAAATATGAATGAGCGCTGGGGTTGAACTTAACCAACACGTCTGTATAAGCATCGCCTGCGGGTGAGGCGAAACCGACAATACGGAAGGCAGCAGCAGTCGTTTGAACGGTAGCATCCAAAGCTGAAGTAGAGTTGCCAGTACGGGTAGAACCAGTAGAGGTAGACTGCACAGCGGCAAAGAACGTGTTGGTGCCCAAGACTGTTTGAGCGCCAGAACCATCCAATTGAGCTTGGAACACAACGTTGGGGTCGGTCACGACATAAGCCTTGACAACGCCAGTAGTACCGCTGGGGTAGTATTGGCTGTTAATCACTTGACCTTGTGCGTTGACGTACTGGCAACCAACAAACACACCGATAGCACCGACGCCAGAGCCGCCGAGGTTATTAGTAGTGATGTCTGCGCCGGTAGCGGTAGAGATAGCCAAATAGCCATCAGAACCGATAATCACGACCTGACCATTAAAAATGTTGGTGGCTTCGCCAGCCGGATCAATCAGAAATTCTTCCGTTGCGCCAGCATAAGGCATACCATCAACACGCTTGACGGGACGTAGCCCGTAGGGAGAAGCGGTGTTTGCCATTTAAGGACTCCTAAAATTAAGAACCAGAACCAAATGTGACCTTAGTTTGCTTCTCAGAGAAGAGAGGCATTCGCGGATCACTGTCACGTAGAAAATTGTTATCTACCGAGTTCACCTGAGCTTTGTTTTGGTTCGCGTAATAGTCTGCGCGTTGTTCCATAAACTCTTCAGGGATACGACAGAGTAACAGTCCGCCCATTTCAATGCCGCCTCGAAAACGGCCTTCAGTGGTAGCGTGCATCATGAGCTCGGGATATTCTTCTGCTTTGCAGGGTTCGTATCCTTCGCGTAACTTAGAAGAGATATTTCCCGGATCAGCCTCTCCAAGCGTACTCAAACGGACCCAACGGTGTTTCCAGCCCGGACGTGGGTCTGGATTTGGCAATGCATCAGGAGCACGCCAAGATTGGGGACGATACGACACGGTACGGCTATCAGCCTCACGAGGCGCACGAGTTTGTTTAATTGACTGTTCCATTATTCACCTCTATTAAGTTTAGCAACCTGTCGCGCATATTCTTCATAAGACACCCCGAGCCTGCGAGCAATCGCCGCCTGAGATGCCTTTAACCGAATGCGGTTAGGCGGGGTGCTACGTGTAGCCGGAGCTACAACAGCAGCGTATTTTGTTGCACGGCGGGAAGTTCCCTCGTAAGCCGGTTCAGACGCTTTAGGAGGTCCGTCATCCTCATAGCTCCCGAAATACTCGGGGAATTTTTTACGCATTGTATTATCAATTTCTTGATAATACTTATCCGAAGTGGGATTTATACCACGTTCTTCTACTAATTCCGAATGCAAACCTAATGCGAATGCAGTCATAGCCTTATTAGGCCCAAACCATTCATTCCTACCTCGCCATTCTTCAGCGCGGGTATCAACATTAGATCGTTGAGGTATTTGTACATCTTTTTCTTGTACTTGTAAAGGCCTCATACTACTAGCTCTATCTAGTTGTAATGTTGCCTGCGCTATTTTGCGTTGTGCCACCGCCATCGCTTCCGAGTCACCGTCGTCATACGCGGCTTTATAACTACGCTCTGCGGCGGCTAATTCATTCTCGGCGACTTGCTTGGCCTGCGCGATATACATCTCACTGCCCTGCGCTAATTGATACTGCAGGCGTTTGTTTTCCTCTAGGATATTACGAGCAAACTCTTCCGCAGCTTGACGCTCTCGTAGAGCTGTTTCTTTAGCACGGCGCTCATCATGATATCCACGGGTAAACCGCTTAATCCGTTTCTGGACTTTCTCGTCGTACGATGCCAATTCATCGTCCGTTACTTCTTCTGGAGGAGGGGCGGCTTTTTTCTCTCGATCCTCTTCTGGGGTATCGTCTTCGATTTCAATATTAACTTCATCAGAAGCTAATTCTTCTGTACTAGTTTCCTCTTCTAATGCTTCATCAGGGAATTTAAATTCATCTTCCTGAACTTTGTACTGGGCCATGTTTTACTCCTTAGCTAGCACGGGAAATGCCCCGGGGGTCTTCCACAACCGCTTCAACCGAATCATCATTAATGATGCGGAATTCACGACCATGAATCTTCAGGCGGGTGCCTGAATTGGGTCGGACGATAACAAAGTCACCTTCCTTGCAGGACGGTCCATTAGGGAACCGAGTAGCGTCTTTATAAGCGTCAGGTCCTAACTTAATTACAAATAGCACTGGGGTCAGCACTTCTTCGTAATGCATAGTGGTACCGGCTTTAACCAGACCAATAGAACTATCTGCGAATTCTTCTGTTGCTTCGGGCACTACACAAAGTAGGCGAAACGTTTTGGGGTCGGGTAGCTGCTTAGCTTTTTGCTCAGGGGAAGTGTTTAGCACCCCGGATAAGTCAACCGCCGATGTATCAAACTCAGTCGTCATCATGTTCCAATCTTTGCACAAGGTCTTTGATAATAGACTCTGCATGGGTTAGACCCCGGATAACCCCACAGAGGTGCCGATAGTCAGCGAAGTCCGCTGCCCTACCGGTGGTTAAAAACATTGATTGCTCTGTGCGGAGCTTATCTAACTCCGCAAGCAGGTAGTTTGCTATTTTTGGGTCCATTATTTCTTAGCCGATTGTTGCTGCCTATTACGCATTTGCTGAGCAGCCTGAGTTTTAGCCTTAGCAATATCAATACCCATACGTACGCCTTCTGCCTGCTGCTTAGCTGACAGACTGCGTTTTTCACCTTCAACTTTTGCCCCAACCTGCATGCCAGCAATGCGCTCCTGAACTGCTAAGCGCTCACGCTCGATGGCAAGCTGGTCAGCTTTAGCTGCTGCGTCAGCCGCTAGCTTCTTCTCTTCAAGCTCCATCTTCTTCATCTTGATCTGGAGTTCTTGCATCTGCATCTGCAGGACTGGGTCTTGTTGTTGCTGCTGTGCTTGCTGTTGAGCAGCCTCTGCTTGGTCACGCTGCAATAAACGCTGAGACGCTTTCGCGGCCAACTCTGCAATCTGCGAGGCAATCTCTGCTGGCAAACGCTTGTTCTCTTCTTCCGTCGGCATGGGCAGACCCAACTGCTCTTCAATCTGACGGCGGTACTCAAACGCTACGTGCTCATTGATGTGAGCCATCATCGCGGACTGCATCTGTTGCGCCATCGGGTTCTGACCAACGATCTGCATAACCTTCGGGTCCTGCATGGCAGACATGTGTACAGAAATATGGGCCTCGTGATTCTGCTCGATGAACGCCTTCACAGGCTTGCCGGTCAACAAGTTCTGATTCTCTTGGACCGGGTCGGTAGGCACCGCATCGTCTTCAATTGGAACAAGTTTCTCAGCGTTCTTGATGCCCAACACCTCAATCATCTGGCGGTGTAACAACGGTAAGTTGTACAACTGTGGAGCCTGCTGAGACAACTGCAGCACTGACTGATACTGAACGATCTTCTGCGCAGTCGTACTTGCGTTGGGGTTAGACACAGGAATGACTTCCACTGAGTCATAGTCAGAGCGACGAGCAAGTCGGCTTCCATCTTCTGGTTCGTAGGCGTACTCTTCTGGTGTGTAGTCGGCGATGATGGCCTTCAAGAGCTTGAACTCCTGACGCATCGTGTAGTGCATACGCGCTTGAACCGCGCCCATCACTTTGAGCATACGCTCAAGAATTGCCAGAGTCGTACCAACAGGCGCATTAGCGCTCATGTCGGAGACATTCATATCACCACTAGATGCAAAAGCTCGGCCTTCTTGTACGATGTTTTGGAACAACGTGTACAAAACTTGGCTGGGTTCTTTGTACGGCAGTGGTAAGATGTTGTCACGGATACTTCCTGAGGGCACATCTACGTCTCTAAATTCTCCGGGAGAGATTGGCGTGTCATCGTTCTTAATGCGCAAGCCACGAGATTTCATACCACCGGGCAAGTTAGCCAACGTGCCAGCGTCCACCAACTGACGAATAATCATCGTCGCAGACTTGGCGTATCCACCAATCAAGTGAATCAGACCGTAGCCATAGAACCCAAACCCGGGAATGTATTGGTAATGCACGAAGTGCTGACGCTTGGTCTTCAAGTCATCGTCTTCGTACCAATTACGTCTGATGGCTAGTACAGTACCAGTAGCCTTTTCGATAGTGACTACGTAAGGAAGTGCAATGCCTGTGGGCTTACCCTTCTTATCTTTGTCCTCAAACCCGGGCAGGTCCAAATCTACGTGCATCTCAAGTATGCGGTAGCGATTATCCTGCGTAGCCGAGAGGCCTTGCTCTTCTGCCTTTTGCTTCTCAATGTCGTCAAGCTCAGTGCTTGGCTCACCAAGATCAACGTCGGAATAAAAGCTCGCTTGCTGCAGCTTAATTACTTCGTTTTTAGTTTTACGCATAACGTGTGTTACGCGCTCGGATGTCTCTAAACTAGACGCACCATAAGGCACGACAATGTCCTCGGCGGGAATAAAGATAGCTGCTTGACGCCCTTTGCTTGGGTCGTAATACACCTTCTTAAACGCTGAGCCAGCCAGTGGCAATGACCACAACATCTTCTCATGCTCAGGGCGATACTCCTGCATCACTTCTGTGAGCTGGTAGTTCATGTCATCCTTGACACGCTCGGCTGCCTCTTGTTTGTCTTTGGTATCTTTACCAATGATCTGTGTCTTTACAGGACCTGCGGCTGGGAACGTTTCTGTAATGCCTTCACTCTGAAAGCGCACAACGGACTCGGTGAGCATTGGGTGGAACACACC